TTTGATATGGCTATTTTTGATATTGATACTGCCGGAAGTCTTGGCGCATTAACTTGGGAATTTAGTAATGGTACTAATTTCACAGAATTTGTTCCCGGTAGTGCTAGATTTGAGATAGATCCAGATGATAGTGAGGGAACACAATATGCTTTTGATAAAGATGGAGCAGAGATATTTCCTTCAAATTTATTAAGTGATTGGGCAACATTAACTGTAAATAGTCAAAATATATATTGGATTAGGGTTACAGCAGCTAGTGTAGCTACTGCTCCTACTATTAAAAGAATACAAATGAGGCCGTATGCGGCTTATTGTACTACTAAGGATATTTATGAGTTATTACAACTTAAAAATGTATTAAGCGGGACAGATTTCACATCCAGTACAGTTCCTTCTCAAAATAATGTTGAGCAGTATATTATGGAAGCACAATCATACATAGATATGTATACGAGAAAGTCTTGGCGTCCAAATTATATTGCTAATGAATATCATCAATTTAACTTAAATGGGTTTAAATTAGATAAACCGGACCCATATAAAATTTTAAGTCTTAGAATTTGGGACGGAAATAGTTGGGATACGAAAACACAAGGCAGAATAAGTGATTACTTTTTAGTACCTGATACTGGAATGGTTCAATTCAGTCGTTATTTCTTATTACCAGCACGATTTACTTCTTACAATGCGGCTATATGGAAATGGGGCGGAGGAGAATTTACAATGCCGGTTAAAGTTAGTTATTTAGCTGGAAGAGACATCGGTACTGATGTTCGTCAAGGGGGAATTGCATCTGATCTTGCTAAGAAGAAAGCGGCGATAGATGTAGTAAGAAGCTCAGATTTTGGAGGTACTGTTGTAGGTGGTATGGATAGAGTATCTTTAGAACAAAGAATCTCTGCTTGGTCAAATGAGATAGACGATACACTTGACAGCTTAAAAGCTTTTGAGGTGTTCTAATGGCGGATGAACCAATTGCAATAGATGATGTATTTACAGACTTAGATAGTCAATGGAATGCATCAAATGTCACCAAACCAACGTTTATTAAAGTAAATGCTGCGAATGAACCATTACGGTTCGATTTAAATGTTGGTGATCATTTAATAGGTAGGATAGGAACTCCATCGTTTATAGAACAGCCTATAGGTAATTGGAAATACGGAAATAGAACGTATAATATTGAGATAGAGGTATTCACTTTAACTAGCAGGCAAAGATTATTTAATTTAATGCAGGAAGTAAGACGAATTTGTCACGCGAGAATGCATTCATTAACTAATTTTCAACGACAACAATTCCAAAGTTTCAATGAAGAAACAAGCGACCAAGTTAATATTTGGACGGGGACCGTGACGATACAATTAGTTAATAACGCTGTCTTACTAGAAACTTAATTAAAATAGGTATAATAATAGATATGAAAGTAATTTCAATGGGGGTAAAAAATGGCTGTATATAGAAGTGATCAGGCGCAATTAACTTTTGCAGCTGAAGCCGCACAAGGGGCCGATGCAGAAATGAATGAAGGTGTTGAAGTATCTTCTTCGCAAGCTACCGCTGTTTTGAATAATGATACTGGTTTTGCGGCTGGAAGTAGAAGTATAATTGTTGATGGTGTATCTAATACTTTTGTAGTAGGGGACTTTATACGTATTGGAACTATAGCTTCACCGGAAACTGAGACAGTGGTTGAACATGAGATCAGACGTATTGAATCAATGGCTTCTGCTGGCGGTAATTCAACAAACACTTTCATATTAGATAGACCTACAGCATTTTTTCATTTAGATAATGAAACGGTTAAAGAAGTTGACGCTACTGGTACTGATGGTGGCAGGGCTGATGATGATAAATATATTACATGGATTCCCGGTGTATATGAATCAATAGATACACCAGATCCAGTCATGACTATAGAAGGGCGAAGATTTATTAGCACCCAATCAAAAAGAAATTGGGCAGTTGCATACCCCGGACAACAAACATTATCAGGCTCGGTATCTGGAATAGTTTTATTAAATGGGTTCCCTTTGCGGTTTCCTATTGGAACTGTAGCAACCGTTCCTGAATCAGTGGCTACTGATGCACTCGCTATAAATAAAGTAGCGGATGCTTCTGGAGCAGACCAGCATCAAGGTGGTGCGATGAAAGGGGATATATTTGTACCTATAGATGGTGGTAACATAGCTAATTTGGGTGTTGGAGATTTAATTCAACTTGGTAGTGGGGCTACATCTGAAGTTAGAAAGATAATTCAAGAAGCTGGTAATACTAATACGTTCAAATTGAATTATCCACTACATTTTGATCATCCTGATAATGAAGCGGTTAATGAGGTTGCTTCTGGCAATACTTATTATGATCATACTATTACAGAAACTGTTGATTTGGATACAGTAACTTGGCATGTGCATATGAGAGAAAGTAGTGAAACTGCTACTAAGGATTTTGATAGGAGATATCTTGGTGGAATGATAGGTTCTTCAACAATAACGGCAGAAGAAGGTGGAATGGTAACTATGGATTGGTCTGGAGTGAATTTCTTGAATATGGTCCATAACCAAGCAAGTCAATCAACTGTCAGCACTAATTTATATTCCGGGGGATCTACAGCCGCTAACATGCCTAGATATGCACTAATGCAATCCATTGATAGCGATGACGTAGGACAACCGGGTGCAAATGATGGAACAGGGTATCCTACTACCCAACCCTATTATTTTTCGCAAGGAACAGTTAAATTTTTCGGGCAAGAATTTGCTAGAATTAAAACTTTTGCCCTTTCAATAGATAATGCAGCTGAACCTAGATATTATATAGGAATGCAAGGAGAGAGAGCAAGAGGCCCAAATGAAATAAGAGAAGGAGCCAGAACTTATGGAATGAGTGCTACTTTAGCATTACCTGATGCTTCAGTTCTTTCTGCAGCTGCTATTGCTGATGCAGATCAAGATGGGGCTTTAGAACTTTTCAAGCAATTGTTATTGGAAGGTGATTATGGAGGAGCTACAGCAGCTACTGCCAGAGTAGGTTTTACAGCCACAATTAAATTTGAACGTGGATCTAATGATTACATAATTATAGATATACCTACATCTGCTTCTTCTTCTGAAGGTTCACCAACAGCGGGAAGTAACGCAGTTAATAGTCAGGGAATATTTATTAATACAGTTTCACATTCTCCCAGTGGAGATAATGTACTTGAAGTAACTGCAGATATGATATTTAGGAGTATGAAGATATTTATAAGAGATGCAGAACCAGTATATCCATAAAAACATAAGGAGGCATTATGCCAACACAGAAAAGTAAAGCTAATATTAATAATTTTGATTTATCAAAATACCAAGTTCAGACTCAGACAAAACCAGTAACTGTGAAAATATCGGGTACGGATGATGAGTTTGAAATTACAGTAAAGCAATTATCTTGGAGTAAAAGGAATCAATTGATTTCTAAAGCTCTTGAAATTTCTAAGAATGGGCAGACTAAATTTAATGGTGATTTATATGTTCGGGAATCTTTAAAAGAGATGATAGTTGATGCTCCTTGGGGACCAACAACAGAAGCTTTTCTAGCGTCAATAGATGAACGTTTAGGAACAGCTTTAGAAAGTGTAGTTCCAAGTGCTTATGGTGGGGGTAATACAGATTTAGGGATAAACCAAATAAAAAAAGAGTAATGGCTTTCATGCGTAAAGCCGGGGAATTTACTCCCCAAGAAACGTTAGTATTTTCTTATTGGATGGTAATATTAAGATTATTAAAAATAGGAATAACGTGGGAAGCCATAATGCATTTTACTGAGGATGAAATAAATATGATTCTAGGGATTACATTAGCTGAGGAACAGATGCAGTCTGAAGCACAGGTAATGTCTAGGACAAGACAATCCATGATGTAAATGGAGGATGATTTAAAATGATAGCAAGTCTTATATTAGAAGCAGCTAGTACAGCAGGATTAATGTCTGCTTCAGCAGGTGGTGGCTCCTCTGGTGGAGGAGCTAAAAGTCCTATAACACCAAGCGAAAACAAAAAGATGATTAAATCTATTATTGAGGGTCCAAAAGAAGAAAGAAAATTCTTTAGAGAGATGCTTAAATCAGTTGCGGGGAAAGCCGGACTTAGCTTTTCAGTTTCTTCAATGTTACGTCAATCGCAAATTTTCACAACTATGTTTGGTTCTTTATTTCAAATAATAGGTGCTTTTATTGATATTGCGTTAGCTCCGTTAGTACCCATGATGACAGATGGATTACGTTGGTTGGTAGATCAAATGCCCGAATTTAGGGAAAAAGTTCAGGATTGGTTTGACAATAAATGGCCTGCAATAAGGATGTGGTTTGAAGAAGCTTATGCGAATTTTGATAATTGGGATTGGTGGCAAGGCCAACTATCAAATGCTTGGGTTTGGTTAAAAGAAAACGTTTGGGAAGGATATCTTAAACAAATATGGAACGATTCTCTGGAATGGATTATGAGAGAGGCGAATATCATAGCAAGAGCGATCGAAAGTTGGATTTACTTTGACGTATGGATACCAATTAGAGATTGGTATAATAATTCCCCACTTAAAACGTTAGTAGAGACTTTGACGGCTTTCTGGAATGTTGGTGAAGGAATATGGTGGTTAATAAATCCTTTTAGGGGTGACATGCCAGAATTTTGGCAAGATAAATTTAAACAGCTGGGACAGGTACTAAAAGATGCTTTTCTTCCACCTGCTGCTCCACAAGGGGTGGGAATAACAGCACCGCCTATAATGGAATATTTTGCAACAACAGGGGTAAATCAAAGCCAAGCTAATAGATCTAGGGAGTTTAAGTTAGGGAGTGATTTACCTTATAGAATTAGTAATACTCAGGGTGGAGAGACTTACCAAAGTATTGCTGACCTGCACACAGATAGAGGATCAAGGACATCAGCTATTTTTGAAGCTGATCTCAGACTTAATAGTATAGCGAACCAAGCAATTTTAGATAGGCACTTTTAAGTAAATGGATTCAAATTTATCTGTATTATTAAGAGATGTGGCACATGATGCTTCGGGAGTGAAATTAGCATTAAAAGTTGAGCAGCTTTCTATTAGTATATCAAGAACTCCAATTCAAATCCCAGTACCGGGTGGGGAGCCAGAATTAATAGATTTAGGTTTTAATAGACCCTCGATAACACTATCTGGAGTAGTAGATAATATAGGGGGTAATCCTGCTAATACTACTTGGGATTCTAACACTAAACATAAAGGACAGGAACTTTTATCAATTGGTGGTCAAGATTATTATATTCCATATAAAAATTATTTAGAAGAAAAACTAATTACTTGGGTCATTTCAACTTCTGTTGTATTACAATTAGAGATTGGGGATGCGACTACTCCAATAGCCACTTCAGGTGCTTTAGCAACTGGTGGTGGTATATATGAAGTTGCGGTCCAACAAATGCAGTTTGCTTTAGCTCCGGGTATGGAAGACAGGTGGATGTATACTATTGGATTTGTGGCTAAAACACGCAATGGGATAAGTTTCTAATGGCTAAAGGTACAATGCTTGCATATTGGGATGGGGACTCATGGGAAGATGTTGTTTCAACCGGAACTATAAGTGCTATATATTCGCTTGACATAGTACATGAAATTAATCTACCCAAAGTAGCTTTTGTATCAATAATTAATAAAACAACAAACCCTTATTCTGGTTCTGCTGGTTCAGCTAAAGGCGCATATACGGGTGTATTCACTGATTTTATGCCGGTTAGATTAACTAGTTTAGAAACACATGACGTTATGTTTTATGGGGTTGTTTATGAAGTAAAAGAAACGTTTGATGAAAGATATGGGATGATAATAGAGTTAGATTGTCGGGATTTTCTAACGGAGATGAAAGATAATATTTCTCATGGAGAAACTAGTTTTAAGGTTGATGTGTCAGTAGCAACTTCTAATAATGTATCTAATTTCCTAGAAACCCAGACAGCTTCATCATCCAGTGGAAAAGTGTGGAGTACAGCTATTTCAAACCGTAGTGGTTTAATTAAATCTCTTCTAAATAAATTCACAAGTAATTTAGATACTTCAGATACGAGTAAATTCACTACATCTAACACAAAATTTAAGGCAGATTTTACATATCTTCTAGGAAGTTTTAATAAAAAATCTATCTTAAGTCATATTACAGATCTTTCAAATAGTGAACCACACACAGATGTTGGGGAAGAACAATTTTATGGGTTTGATTTTTATGTTGATCCTAATTTTGTTTCTACTGGTGATACCAAACCAACTGCAGATTTTAATTATTTTAAAGCAGGAACTCGTCCAAATACAGACCCAGCAAATTATGGGTTAACGATACAACAGCCCGGTTCAACGGGAGTTTCTTCTGCCGGGCGGACATTAAATATGCTTAACTATCGTTTTGATAGACCTAAAAGCGAACTTTATACAGATGTTGTACTTGAGTTTTTAGCTACACTTAAAGATAAAACTGTACGGCATGAAGTTACATTTGAAGCTTTAAAAATAAAAGCAGTTTCTGACGGTAGTGAAATTACTAAACTTAATGAAGCGGGTAATATAACTGATTCTCAGACTAAGATTGATGTGGATGGAAGTCATGGGATAGTAGTTGGGGATACGATAAAAATTGATAACGAACAGATGCATGTTAAAGTTGTAAGTACAGTTGTAGCTAATGAGTTAGGAGTTGTTAGAGGTGTAAATGGGACAGCGGCTGCTGCCCATAATGATAATGCTTCCGTTACCGCAGGGTTTACATGGGGTGCTAGAAATACACAGATTACCGGGGGTACTGATGCTATAACCATGCCAGAAATGTTGCAATGTAGGTTAGACGGGAGTGGCGATCCTAATGGGGGTACTGGCGCGAGTGGTGGAACACTAACAGATGTTGCTAGAATGCAGTATATAAATAAAACTAAAGGCACTATAGATAATGATAATATTGCTTACGTTTTAATTTCCGAAGTGAATCAAGGTCTTAATTCTTCTGTTTTTGATGAGAACGTAATATGGTATGGTAAACAAAATACTTCTGCGTCATTTACTATAAAAAGCAGACCTAGAAACGTTTTTAATTTTAGACGTACTAAGCATTTAATTACTCCAGTTTCCACCCCAGACACTCTTAGAGAAATGGTTGCGTCCTCATTAGTTAAAAGTAGTAATTCTACAATTAGAGGATCTTTTACAACATATTCACAACCTATATCATATTTTGATAATAGCCCTTCTGCTATTGATAGCACATCTTCTACAACGCAGACATATACATTAGCAAATGTTGGAACGACAGCACAATTATCTACATTAGGGGCGGCTATAAGTAGCACAACCGCAACTACCTTAACCGTAGCGAGTTCTAGCAGTATGGCAGCAGGACAGACAATTAAAATTGATTCTGAGGAGATGACCATATCAAGTGTAACCAACAGTACAACCATAGTAGTTGTAAGGGAAGTAAATAAGGATGTTGGTGGGGGAGTAGCGGCTACGCATAGCGACACAACAGCAATTTATAATGTTAGTGGTAATCCGTTAAATAATGGTGTTAGAGTAGGAACTGCTATTACTGAATTAGATTCTAATAGCGAACCAACAGCAACATACGGCTATTGTTCAGCTGTTACGGCAACACAAGTCACCGTAACTTGGGCGACAGGTACTGTAGCTACTGATTCTACTATACGTTATTATGTTCCAGTAAGAGCTGGAGATGTTATAAAAGTAACAAATAATCTTGCAAATGTAGATCAGATTTTTACAGTAATAAGAGTTACTTATTCAGAACAATCAGGGGTGAGATCCACACGATGGCAGGTGCAAGGAAGAGCTAAAGCTGATGAGGCGGCACATAGTAGAAAATCAGCTGATGTAGCAACACAAGAAATGTTGGCATATATTCATGGAATGCCTTCTGCAACAGTAGCAGGTAACGTGACAGATGCAGGCACTAACCTTACAGTTAGACCTACTGATGATGATGCGGTAGCTTGGGGTACAGGGACTTTTAATACAGGCACAAAAAGATTCCCAAGTGATGGTAGTATAACTATTGGGGATAGAACTTTAACAATTGAAGAAGGTACAACTAATCATGCTTCTTTTATGCTTGATGAATATCATGGGAACCCCGGACAAGGTGATTTAACGGGAAGCACTTCCCCGGAATTCTTAGATAATGAACCTTATTATGTTTTTTATCCGGGTGGTACAGGCACATCATTACATGCTATTATGAAGAAGAATTATGTTAATGTACAAACAGCAGATTCTTTTGTTGTTTTTGAGGCTATAAAAGATGATCCTCTTGCTTCATATACATGGCATATTGAAGAACCTGTTGACACTACAACAATTTCAGGTAAGATTTTCGGGGCGCAAATGCAAGAATCTACCGCAGTATTTACAGATAGTGGAGATAATGTAGGGGATGGTACTACCGAAACATTTAAAGTTGTATCATCGGATGGTGGTGGATATTTAAAACTCAGGGGTTTTAATGATTATGCACAAATAGATATGGCTACTAATTCTGGTAGTGGTGCTATGATACTGAGGCCTCATGCAAGCGTGTCAGGGACCTATACCTTTACATTTCCAAATGGCCCATCAGGAACAGATAATCATGTATTAACGGCTGATGGGACTAGTGGAGCCACTGATTGGGCTAGTACATCTTCTTCGGAGAGATATAAAGAAAATATTAGAGGAATGGAGCTAGACAGTTCAAAGATATATGATCTAACACCCAAAAGTTTTGATTATATAGATGGACACCTAAGTCTTTTAGGTGGAACTACTTTTGGTTACATTGCTGAAGAGCTAGAGGATGTATTACCTGAAGTTGTTCAATATAACAAAGAGGGGCAACCGGATTCATTACACTATCAATTATTAACAGTATTGCTAGTAGAAGAAATTAAAAAATTAAAAACTAGGTTAGAAAATTTAGAATCAGAAGATAATGAGGAAAAAGCCTAGTAAAATCGAAGACATTGTTTTGTATAGGCAGGAAAAGCCTACCTTAACGTTACAGCAAATTGGTAAACAATTTAAAGTATCTAAACAATATGTCCATAAAGTATTAAAAGCAAATAATATAACCACAGTCGCAGTAAAAAAAAGAAAAGTTGGTTATTGTCTTGTTTGTAAAACTTATATAGAAAACCATAAGGGTTATATAAAACGTATATGTTCACAAAAATGTAAATTCAAATATTACAACATTAAAGTAAATTGCGCTTTCTGCAGAATTCCGTTTTATCGAAAACGTAATGAAATTATTCAGCGATATAAAGATAAAAGATACAAAAAGTATATGTATTGTACTAGACAATGTTATGACAAAGCCCAAAGAGCAGGACAAACTAGAACAGCTAAATTTTAACACTTAACATTAGAACATAAGTTTGGTAAAATATTTATGAACCCTTGGGGTTCATATATTATTTAAAGGGGAATATAAATGATCACCACATTAAATTTCTTGAAAACTAAAAGTTTTTGGATTTTATTTACATCATTATCTTTTGCCCATATTATCGAAGATATGGTTTGGACTGTTTTAGCTAGATATACTGTAGTTCCCATAGGATTTTTAATAATTGGTATTATATTGTGGGCTTTTACCATCTCTATTTTTGTTAAATACTTAAATAACAAGCAACGATAATGGAAAAGAGTATACCCCTTATAAATACTGATTTTAGTTTAGCCATACAGGAGGTTAAACAAAAATACAATTTACTTAAAACATATAAAGTTGCTAACAGTATAAAAACAACTAATGAGAAACAAACAGAACGTGAACTTACAGAAATTTTATTAACTATTTATGAACAATGTCAACAAATACGTAAATTCATTAAAAAATACGAAGCTATTGATAGAGAAGATTTAGAAAAATTAAACTTTTCTGAAGTGGAACGTGATCTTTTAGTTAAAGAAGCTCAACTGCGGTTAGAAATTATGTCTCCTTATCTTGATTTATTAATTATGTTATGGGAACCTAAAGTTCATAAATTTTTACAAACAGATTTTGTACAAGGGGCTATTAAAAGATTAAGTATAGATAAAGACGGAATGGCGCAAGAATTAAGGTATTCAATTATAAAAGCGGCAAATTTATTTAATCCTGATAGAACATATAAAACTGAGAAGGGTGAAGAAAAGAAAGTATTATTCCATACTTATTTACATTGGGCTATGCAGAATACGGTCTACACATTAATAAGTAAAGATAAGAAAAGAAAACAGGGTGCGGATGGGGAGTATGTGAACGAGATAAATTTAGATGAACTTGTCCCCTTACATGATTCTGCACAGCGTGAAATTAAAGGCATCGAGCCAGAAGATATGAGAAGTGTAGATCTTTTTGAACAGATTGAAATGGAAAGTGTTATTGAGAATAAAAAATTAGATGTTAAAGAGCTTAAATTTCTTGAGTTACGCCAAGAGGGGATGACTATGGAAGAGATAAGTAATGATTTAGGTGATTCAGCGTATAAAATTCGACAAACATTGAGAGAGAAATTTTCAGATTTAGTTGAAGAATATTAACTTGTAGATGAAGGATTAAAGATATAGTGGTAAAGAGACATAGAAAAGGAGGTTTAATTCAAAGTGCCAAGCCGCTTAAAGATGAGGATTATGTTTTTAGGGTTATAGCTATAGAAAATCCCTCTAAAGTGTGGGTAGTTGGAAAATATAATTCATTTAATGAAGCTAAGAAGATTATTGACAGTTTGGATGATGTGAATGTAGACTATTACTTAGAAAATATTAATTCTAATAGAGTTTTATACTCAAAAGTAGGAAATTCACCACATGGCAAGCCCTGAATTTATAGAATCCGCGGTACTTTTTAAATTAACTAAAAAAGAAAATTTTGATAAGTTTAAGTTTTCAGTACAAGATTTTCACTTGTATGCTAAACAATATAAATTTATTGCTCAGTACGTTGATAGGTGTGGCTCACCCCCATCTGTCGAAGTTTTACATAATGAGTTCCCAGAACTTGATGAAAGTAGCAAAACACAAAAATTTGAGTTTGCTTTAGAGCAATTTGAAGAAGCTTCAATAGGCCGTCAAACGATACGAGCTTTTAGAGATGTCGACCCCATAATAAATGAAAATCCGAAACAAGCCCTTAGTAATATCTTAACCAGTTTGGCTAACATAAGAGTAGGTATGGATAGAAATCTTGATCTGTATAATTCCGGTAGTTTAGATCGGTTAGAAGAATATAGAGATAGAGTTGATAAACGNAATAAAAATGTTTCAGGTTTAATGGGTNTACCTACTAGTTTTACATCACTTAATGATGTTGGAGTTGGGTGGATGCCGGGAGAGCTTATATCGGTTTTTGCGAGGCCTACTATAGGTAAGACATGGATGTGCATTCATTCTGCCGCTATGGCGATCAGAGAGGGCTTTAAAACGTTATTAATATCCACTGAAATGCCTACTCAATCCATGAATATGAGATTGGATGTAGTTTTAGCTAATATGATGGGCTATAACTTATCACATAGTGCTTTACGCAGGGGGGATAAGATTAATGAAGCTGAATATATAGACTTCCTATCTAAAGCAGATCAAAAATCATTATTAGTTTGTGATGGTATTTCCGGACACATAAGTATTACTTTGGAAGATATATCTAATTTAATTAGGCAGAATAAACCTGAGTTTGTAGTAATAGATGGTGTTTACTTATTAAATACGGGAACTTCTAAAAAACAAGCTTGGGAACAATCCCATGAATTATTTTATGGTTTAAAGAATTTAGCCATTTCTATGGAAATTCCTATTATGGTTACAACACAGGCAACTAGAGAAGTTGTAGATGAATTTACTCACCCTAAAACAAATCAAGTAGCTTTTGGTGATGCATTATTTAGAGCGGCTGATGTAGTTATATCAATGTGTACCTTATCTGAAATAGAAGACGATAAAAGAAGTATTAGTTTTCAGAAATATAGGGATGGTGAATTAATGAAGGATTTGACAGTTATGCATTGGGACGTAGATAATGGTAACATTGAAGAACGACCCGATTATTTAAATATATAAAGTAAGGAGTTTAAAATGGGTATTTTTAATTTATTTAATAGTAATGATGATGACACCGTTATTACAACTTTAAAAAGTAGGGGCGTAAATAAACACCTCATAGATATTACCGCAGGCATGATTAAGAAAGCAGTTGACCCAAAGCAGAAGCTTGTAGTAATAGATAAAGATGGGTATGAGAATGAACTTCTAGTTTATTTACGTGGGAAGGACTAAGAGGCTGAGTAGTGATAGATTGGTATTCCCAATTATTAAAATATGGGGTTGAAGTACCAACTTCTGAACAGTTCGTTATTAATTGTCCACTTCCTAATCATTATGATAGAAGAGCTTCTTGTTCAATTAACACAGAGAAGGGTGTTTGGATATGTTATGCTGGGTGTGGACAAGGTAGTTTATTCTCTTTAATTAGCGGTATATCCCACAAAGCAATAAAACAACTAAAAAATGAATTAGATACCCCTTTAATATATACAAGTTTTTTTGATGATAAATCTAATGTAAAAGAGTTGGATGTTTTTCCACAAACTTCTTATGCTGGTTTACTTCCTCTCCCAGATGATCATTGGATTTATCAGAGAGGATTTACAAAAGAAACATTAGCTAAATGGGAATGTAAGCAAAATAAATATGGTGATTTTGTTATTCCAGTACAATCACCTAATAAAACGCCATTGGGTTGGATTACGCGAAGGCGAGAAGAAATACCCAAATATTTATTTACTGCGGGGTTTAAAAAATCTAAGGTTTTATTTGGGGAAAATAAATTACGTGATAATAGCCCAATACTGGTCGTAGAAGGTGTTTTGGATACTATATGGCTAGATCAGCATAATTATTCGTCTGTGGCGGTTCTAGGGGCCTCTGTGTCGAAGTATCAGATAGATTTATTAGGGAA